TCTTCCGATCCATGCAGAACACCGGGGCTTGGATCGTGATCCCGCGCTCCGGGTCGATGACCGCGAGAGCCTGCTGCGGATGCTCGAACGAGAAGTTGTTGATGAACGCATACTCATCGACACCCTTCAGCGATCCGTTCACGATCAGGCTCGGCGTCGAGATGTATTGGTGCCAGTGCCCCATCCATAGGGTCTGGAAGTTCGCGTTCGTCGCCAGATACCGTTGCGCCTTCCGTGCGCGGAGCCGCATGATCGGTGGATAGATGCCGCCGATCCCGCCGCCGCCGGACACCTGATCGCCGTGCGTCATGAGATGACCCTGCCCGTACACCTCGACGAACACATCCGCTCCCTCGGGGATCTGGAACGAGAACCGCTTGTCCGTCGCGAAGTGCCGCTCCAGCATCTTCGCGAGCAGCCAGTCGAAGTTCGTCCGAGCACGCAACTTCATCCTCGGCTTCCGGGATGTCCGCCCGTGATTACCGACGACCGACGCGACGTGGACCTTCTTGAACTCGTCGCCGAGCAGAGCGAGCGCGGAGCACAGATGCTCGGCCCAATACAGGAGCGAGCCGAGCATCGTGTCCTCGTTCGTCTGCGTCAGTTCCTCGTGGATGTCGCCGGAGAAGATGTCGCCGCCGAGCATGACCACCACCCCGTCGTAATGCACCCCGGACAGATAGTGCCGCGCCAACTTCACGACGTTCTCCGACCAGCGACGGAGCCGCAGCACCGCGATCTCCCGGTTGTATGCGTTCAGCCCATCGACTTCCTCGGGGAGCACCACCTCGTCGAAGTGGGTGTCGGAGAGCATCACCATCAGCGTCACCGACGACTTCTTCGGTGCCTTCGGTGCGAGCCACACCGGAGGTGCGAGTTCGGCACCCTCGGCGGACTCGACGACGAACAACGCACGGTGCGCTTGTTCGAGTTGATCGGTCAGCCGGACGACCTCGTTCTCCGCCGAGTCGCGCTGCCGCCGAGTCTTGATGAGTTCGGCCTTCAGGTTCGTCCCGGCGGCGTCGCGGATCTCTTCCTCAAACGACACGGTTCCCGTCCATGTCGAACCTGATCTTCCGGGTGCCGTTCCTGTATTCGTTGATCCGTCGATAGTCGAGGTGGATGCCGCGACCGCCGAGAGCGCGGGAGATCGCCGACGCGGGGACGGCCTCATCGTGGAGTGCTTCCATGAAGTCGCGACGATCAGGGCCGTCGAGTGCGCGGATCGCTCGTTCGATCTCGCTCAGCCGGGGCCGGATGCTCGACTCGATCTCGTCTCGTAGTCCCACAGTCTCTCCCTAGAACCGGCGAGGATGCTACAAGTTGCAGAACTGCCAGTGCCATGCCTCGTATTCGGGATTCTGCTTGCCGTTCGGGAGCAGCCTCGTCCCCTGAAGGTAGAACCCGAACTGTGGAGCGTTCCGGCAGAGCCACCGGAACACGCGGGGATCGCGAACGTCGATGTCCTGCGCGAGTCCCCACCCGTGCGGTGATGTTCCCGGCGTCGCACACGGAGACTTCCCGCGCTTCAGCCACCACGTCTTGCCCTGATACTGGCGCGACACCTTCGGAACTCGGGTCGTCGGACGCGGCACGAACCGATCGAGGAACAATGCGCGTTGCTGCTCCAGCGATCGGTATCCCGACGCGGACGGATTCAGTTCGACGCCATCCTTCTCCGCTTCCTTCACCATCAGGTTGTAGAACCGTGCCGCTGGTCCGTACAACTGACCGCCGCCGATCAACGGTTCGAGGATCTTCCTCGGGAGTGTCCCGTTGCCGTTGCTGCGGAGCGTCGCGTCGAGCGTCATCTTCTTCACCGGCTCAGGAAGCATCGCGGACCACCAGTTGCAGCACCGCCTCGGCGAGCAGTTGGATCGCCGCGACCTGATCCGCCGACAGGTTCAGTCCGAACGCGGTGATGCACACGAGGGATGCGCGGAGCACCATTCTGATCTTGCTTGCGTTTTCCGTGGTCATAGTTCGCCTTTCGCGTGGTCGCTGATGTGGTCGAGGTGTCGGTCGGTCAGGTCGTCGATCTTCTGTTCGATGCGGTCGTGGCCTCGTGTGAGTTCGTCCAACTTCCCGGATGTTGCGCCGTGCTCGCGGGTGTTCTGGCGGCGTGATACTTCGACGAGTGTTCCGATCAGGCCGAAGCCTGCGATGATGAGTGCTACTGCGATCTCAGTCGGCATCGGGATTCCATTCTTCCGGTGTATTGCTTGGGTGCGCGATCTTCACGACTTCAACCCATACAGTGATGCCTTGCCGGTGACGGTGCCTGCTGTGATGTTGATGCGGAAGCCGTAATACGCGACCGCGAGAGTGTGCACGTAGCCGCCTTGCAAAAAGAGGTTGGTCAGCGTGGCGGTGTAGTTGTCTGATTGTAGCCATTGTGCGCCGTATGTTTTCACCGCAGCGCGTGGACGTTGGAAGTAGACACAGAACGCTGAGGAGTCCCCAGCAACCGCTCCGCCTACAAACACGCTTGTTTGGCCTGTTACCTGATTGAACCCAGCGAACTGTGTCGAGCCGCTTGAAACATACGAGCCACCTACGCTCGCGTCGTAGTCTGGGCCAGTGATAGCGGCATTAGCGGCGTCTTGTAGTTGCATGTTGTAACTAGCGGTGCTTGTGTTCTGTTGCAGGTGAGCAGTCAGAAAGTAAGTGTCGTAATCTTCTGTGAACACGTTGTTGAACTGGATCGGGCTTGCCGACGCCGTAAGTGTCTTAGTCTGGAGAAGGTACGCGCCGACGGCGTTCATGTCCGCCGCCGTCAGCACATCCCCAGTATTGAAAGACGGAAACGACATCGCTCACCAACTCAACTTGTTCGTACCCAGCACACCATACACGGGGTCGTCGAGGAAGAACCACGGTGTAAGCGCGTTGTCTATCAGATAGTAGGTGAACGTCGATCCTTCCGGGGTGGCCTGCATCGACGCGCCGAGGATCGTCACATAGTATTCCGTGCCACGGAACGTCAGATCGGTCCGATAACCGGGGATGTCCCAGAACTCGTATCCGCCGTCACCGAGGTCGAGGTTCCAAGTGTTCTGCGCCTCGGATCGGCAGGTGATCCGAGTCAGGCCGAGACGCGCCGTGTCGTAGATCGCCAGATAGTAGTTCGCGAGATCCTCGGCCTGCGCTGCGCTTCCCGAGATCGTGTCCAGTTCGAGGGTGCGGAACGGAGCCGAACCTGATGTCTTGGTGATCTGGCTGAAACTATGGGTGTTGATGATGACCTGCGTGAAGAAGTTCTCGACCTGCGACGTGAACTCGATGTCCTCGAACACCTGATGGGTGGAGTTGTTGAGCGTGTCGGAGAACGCGACCGGGAGCGATCCCACGAAGTCCTTAGTGTTCACACCCAACTGTCCGCTGCCATCTTTCACGGTTGCGCCGAGCGTCGTCGCGAACAAGTTGATGTAGTCGAGCCATGATGAGTCGGCTTCATACGCACCGACGAGCGGGGAATCGACGACGAATGTCGTCCCTATCGAGAGACCGGAACCGGCTGACGCTTCCGCCAGCGCGTTGTAGGCGGACGTCGTGCTAGCAGTCCCCTGCGGGATTCGATAGTTGTTCGCTTTCTGACGGCCCCATTGACCCATCGCACCTTCGACGCTTACCGTCAGATAATCCTGAACGCCGGTGCTTCCCGAGTAAGGCTTCCCGTACTCCACCGACACATCCGAGATCCGACCGCGCCACATGATGCGGTTCTGCGTCGCGTTCCGAAGCCGGATGAATGTTCCCGACACGAGGCTCGTGATCGGTGACGCATAACCGCTGGGATACCTCATGGTGAACGTCATCCGTGACGGCTGGAACGGGTCGATCAACGCCTGACGACCGATCTGGAGCGAGATGTTCTGCACGTTGGTCAATGCCGTGTACGTCACGTTGTCCGTCGAAAAGGCCACCTCGAAGTTCCGCGGCGTGGACGGCATCTACGCGACCCATCCGAGCGAACCGTTCTGCCGGACGTAGCGACGCAACGCATCGACGACGGCCTGCGGATCGGTGCCCTGCACCGTGACGTTGATCGTCATCGTGCCACCTCCGGCATGGACGGCACCGGAGCCGAGCGGGACGACGGCCTCCGGGCCGGACTCGCCGATGACCGCCAGCGTTGGACGTTTCACGATCCCTCCGCTGCCCATTAGCGGGATGTTCCCCACGCTGAACCCGTCGAGGATGTTCAGACCGGCGAAGTTGAACGCCGACGCCTGCGCGGTCGGGCCGGTCAGCAGATCGGACGGTGCCTGCCCGAGCGACGCGACCACCTTCTCCGCCTGTGCGATCTGTTTCTTGGACAGGCTCTTCTTGATCTTCGCGAGCGCAAGTTCAGCCTCGGCGAGTTTCCTCGTGATCTCGAACTCCCGCACCTTCGCGTCGTTCACTTTCTCGATCGCTTCGAGTTCTTCCTCCTGCGCTGCTTTCAGTTCCGCGAGCGCATCCTTGTACCTGTCCGACTCCTGCGACGCGCCGTTGATCGCCTCGTTCAGCGCGGTCTGTGCATCGGTGACGGCCTTCGTCGCATCGGTCACCGCTTCCTCGGCGTCGCGGACCGACAGTTGCGCTTCCGCAAGGTCGATCTCGGCCTCGCGTATCGTCTGGGCGTCGCCTTCCTTGCGTGCTTCCGCGAGAGCCTTCTGTGCATCCGCGACCGCGAAGTTCGACTTCTCCAGATCAAATCCGGCGCGGGTCGCTTCGCGTTGCGCCCGAGTGAGTGCCGCCTGCGCTTCGCTGGCCTGCGTCGATCCGATGCCGTAGCCGCGCACCACCTGATTCAGATGGTCCTGCGCTCTCGCGACGTTGCTCGTCGCGACCCCGAGATCGGTGAACGCTCTGCTCGTGTCCCGCGTCGCGTCACGCAACGACTTCTGCTGGGAGAACACCGACTCGGCGGTGGTTCGGAACTTCTCGAATCTGCGGCGAGCCTTCTCCAGTGCGTCCTTGTTGTCGTCGTCGCCTCCGCCTCCGCCTCCGCCGCCGGTCTTGGGCTTCGTCGCTGAAGCGATGCTCGCGGCGATTCTGCCGAACCGTGCCGCCTCTGCCGCATCCGCCGTCCTGATGATCTTCTCGGTCGCTGACTCCGCAGCGGCACCGATGCGCCCGAACGCCACCTCACCGATCCGTCCGATCTTCGGGATGTCGATCCCGAGAAGGCCGAGCACACCGGAGAACTTGTTGATGATGTCGATGATGAAGTTGATGACGGCGACGAACGTGTTTGCCATGCGCTCGAAGTATCCGATCACGAAGTTCACGACGGCATTCACGATCTTCCGGAACTTCTCGAAGCGGACATACGCAACCGCGAGAACCGTGATGACTGCGGCGATCCCGGCAGCGATCAGGCCGATC